AGGAACTTTGGCTCCTGCAACACTCAGTGCTGGTAGTATCATTATCAATGGAACTACTATCAGTATCACAAACGGTTCCACAGTAAACACCTTGGCAACCTCAATCAACTCTGCCAGTATCACTGGTGTGTATGCTGCCACAATTGATGGCAAGCTAACTATCTATGCAGATTCAACAGCTCAAGCCGATGGTAGTAGTTTAGGTGAAGGCATTGTGGAAATTGACAACGGAACAGGAACGCCATTGGCTGCATTGGGTATTACTGCTACTGCTAGTTCAACCTATTATTTCTCTCCAGCATTTCAAGCCAGTCCACATTACACAGTACCACGTTGGGGTTCTAGTCAATCAACTCCAGAACCAACTGGCTCAGTATGGCAAAAAACAACCAATGTAAATCTTGGCGCCAATTTAGTAATTAAAAAATACAACAGCACGCTTGGAACATTTATTCAGCAAGCATGTCCAATTTATGAAAGTCAGTCAGCTGCGTTGTATGCTCTTGACCCATCGGGCGGCGGCGCCAATATTCCGGTAGGCACAACTTTTGCAAGATTAAATCCAACATTTACTACACCAGACACACTGGCTCAGATCATACTGGAATCATTTGCCACAGGGCCTGTGATCATCACTGGCTCTAACACAACACCTACATTTGTATCTGGCAACCAGTTTACAATTACAGCTAGTGTTCCTGGGGTATCAGCATTGCCTTCTGCTGTAACAGCAACGTTGGGTGGTACCACAGCCTCTGCGTTTGTAACAGCAGTGTCGGCTGCTGTAGGAACCACAACATTTGCATCATATGTAAGCGCAAGCGTCAACAGTGATGGAGCTATTGTGTTTACACACAGCGCAGGCGGAGAAATTTTATTGACTCCGGTAGTAGGTCAAGGCACCCCAATTTCCACTGCTGGATTTACTACTGCTGTTGAAGGAGTACGAGCAGGTAGTGCCACAGCCGGCTCAGTGACACTTTCTAATTTTACAGACAACACCATTGGATTTGCTTACACAGCCAGCTCAACTGCTCCGGATCAAGACCCAGCAGATGGACGTTTATGGTATTACTCAGCCACAAATCAAGCCGACATTATGATTCAAAACAACGGGGCATGGTTTGGTTATCAAAACGTTGTCAATGATGTGCGTGGTGATAATTTAAGTTTGACCAACGCTAGCGGTCCACAGTTTAGTACTACAGCACCGACTACACAAAACAACACAGCATTGAGTCCATTGCAGTATGGTGATCTATGGATTGACACCGGTGACTTAGAAAATTATCCCGTGATCAATCGCTGGTCAAATGTTGACGGAGTTGATCAGTGGGTAACATTAGACAACACAGATCAAACCACAGAAAATGGCGTATTGTTTGAGGATGCACGTTGGGCACCTAACGGCACAACAGATCCAATTACAGGAGCATTGCCAACAATCACAAGTTTGTTAATATCAAACTATTTGGACTTAGATGCACCAGATCCAAGTCTATATCCACAAGGTATGTTGTTGTTCAACACACGTCGTTCAGGATTCAATGTTAAATCATTCCAAGTAGATTATTTTAACGCTACAGATTTTCCAGATGATGTATTACCAACAGAAACCAATGCGTGGGTCACAGCATCAGGAAACAAATCAGACGGAGCACCATACATGGGTCGTCAAGCTCAACGTGCTTTGATTGTGGCGGCTCTCAAATCTGGTATTGATGCCAACGTTGAAGCACGTGAAGAGCAACGTCAATTTAACTTGATTGCATGTCCACAATATCCAGAGTTAATGCCTAACATGGTTGCACTCAACAACGAACGCAACAACACAGCGTTTGTCATTGGTGATACTCCATTGAGATTGGCTCCAGATGCAACAGATATTCAAACATGGGCTACCAACAATGGCGGCCTTGGAACTGTTACAGAAGATGGATTGGCCGCAAATGATGTGTATTTGGGTGTGTTCTATCCAAGTTGCCAAACCACAGATTTGTCAGGTTCACCAGTGGTACAACCGCCAAGTCACATGATGATTCGTACAATTATCCGCAGTGACGAAGTAGCGTTTCCATGGTTAGCACCAGCTGGTACACGTCGCGGTGTTATCGACAATGCTGCACGTATTGGCTATATCAATTCAGTCACAGGAGAATTTGAATCAATTGGTGTACGTCAAGGCCTACGTGATGTGTTGTATGAAAACGATATCAATCCAATTACATTTGTGCCCGGAGTTGGTATCACTAACTTTGGTAACAAAACCGCAACCAGCGTTACTTCAGCATTGGATCGTATCAACGTAGCACGTTTGGTAGCATTTATTCGCGGACGGTTGACAGAAATTGCCAAAAACTTCTTGTTTGAACCCAATGATCAAATCACTAGAAACGAAATTAAAAATTCTGTTGATAGTTTGATGATTGACTTGGTAAACAAGCGTGGTATCTATGACTACTTGGTAGTGTGCGATTTAACTAATAATACTCCATCACGTATAGATGCCAATGAACTATGGGTTGACATTGCAATTGAGCCAGTCAAAGCAGTTGAATTTATCTACATTCCATTGCGTATCAAGAATACTGGAGAAATTTCAGGTAGCTTGTCAACTGTAGCTTCAGCGAGTTAATCAAGCATGATAGTAAAGAAGATAGGGCTCAAAATGGGCCCTATCTTTTTAAGGCCTCAGAGGCCATAAATAAATGTATAATAGGAGAATAAAATGGCCGTTTCATCACTAACTAGAATGACAGTGCCTTTGGCAAGTGATCAGAGTAATCCAACCCAAGGTCTGTTGATGCCTAAACTAAAATATCGCTTTAGAGTGATATTTGAAAACTTTGGTATATCAACCCCAAGAACAGAATTAACCAAACAGGTTATAGATTTCTCACGTCCTGAAGTAAGTTTTGATGAAATGGTGTTGGATATTTATAACTCAAAAATTAAGCTAGCTGGCAAACACACTTGGGGCGATTTGTCATGTAATTTACGTGATGATGCAGGCGGCCAAGTTAGTCGTTTGGTCGGCGAACAGTTGCAAAAGCAATTGGACTTTATGGAACAAGCTTCGGCGGCATCTGGTATTGACTACAAGTTTCTAACACGTTTTGAAGTGTTAGACGGCGGTAACGGTACATTTGAACCAGTGGCACTAGAAACTTGGGAAATCTACGGTTGCTACTTGAAGTCAGTGAACTACAATGACATGAACTATGGATCAAGTGAAGCTGCAACAGTGACAATGGCTATTTCGTTTGACAATGCTGTACAAACTCCACAAGGTCAAGGTGTTGGTACACTGGTTGGCCGTACCATTGGCGACGTTGCCACAGGCTAACAGCCAATGAGCTTTGGACAAGACTTCTTAAAAGGTTTTATCGGCGCCGACGGATTAAAAGATTACGCTCACGCTTCAAAAACCTTTTTAACCAATGGGTACGAACTTGCCCCTCGTACCAAGTTTTTATTTCATGTTTACTTCACAATCAACACAGCAGTTCCACAGTTACGAGCCATATATGGCTCACAGGAAACAGCCACAATTGGATTGTTGGTCAAAACAGTACAGCTTCCAAACTACACAATTCAGGTAGATACCTTAAATCAATACAACCGCAAGCGTTTGGTTCAGAGCAAGATTGACTACAATCCTGTCACTGTAGAGTTTCACGACGACGGCGGCGATATTGTGCGTACCATGTGGTACAACTATTTCAGTTACTACTACAAAGATCCAAGTCAAAAGTACGACGACGTAACCAACACCAACGGTACCATGGCACAGTTGGTTGGCACACCGGCTGGATTCAACTACAACTCCAGGGACATCTATGACAACAGTCGCACTGTCAACGACTGGGGTTACATTGGTGAAAGTTATGCAGATGGCTATAGCTTTCCGCCTGGTGGCTCATTGAGCAACGCTGGCAAGCCACCTTTCTTTAGAGACATCAGAATCTACGGACTAAACCAGCGCACCTTTGCTGAGTATGTGTTGATCAATCCAATGATCACTGAGTGGCAACACGATACCTATGACTACAGTCAGGGCAACGGTATGATGACTCATCGCATGACCATGCGTTATGAAACTGTAAAATACATGAGTGGTGCTGTAGGCGGTGTAAGACCTGATACTAACGCTGTGGGCTTTGCAGATCCTGCTTACTACGACACTGTACGCAGTTCAATCAGTCGTCCGGGCAGCAATGCCACAGTGTTAGGACGAGGCGGATTGATTGATGCTGGTGTGGGCATTGTAACTGATTTACAGAGTGGTGGCGTTGCTGGCATTGTTGGCGCCCTACAAAAAGCTGGCACAGCCTACGACACATTCAAAGACAAAAACATACGCAGTATTGTCAACAAAGAAGTCAAAGACAGTGCAAGAGCAATTGCACGAGGCAGTTTACCAGCAACAACCAGAGCTGTCATTGGAACAGTAGCCACCAGCGCCCCAAGTAAGGCACAACGCGGATTGTTG